TTCGTCCTGGCCTTCTGCCAGCAACCATTTGGCCTTTGGTGCTAGCGCGATCGATTCGGTCATGCTAGTGCGCCAGAAGTTATACATCCGCTGCGGGTCTTTAGCAAAGCGAACCAGGCCGTAGCGCTTGCGGCGATCGTCCACGATTACTTGTGCGCCATAGCACGGCACAACGGGAATATATTTGCCAGCCCAGGTTTTCTCTTCCAGGATTTCCAGGGCGGTCATCTTGCACCACTTAACCGCCTTACGGAATGTGTCGCGTTCGTCTTCAACGGTCAAGCCCATTGCTTCGACCTTTTCGAAGAAGTTAGCAGAATCGGCAAAGTGGACCGTGTTATCGCTCAGCTGGTAAAGCTTTGCGCGTTCGCGTTCGATATAGAAGTATTCGGCTATGCGAATATCTTCTTTTGTGATCCAGCTGGCTGTGTCGTCACCCGTAGATCGCTGGGTAAAGTTAGCGCCATCGTCCGCGTCTGGGTAATATTCCCTAAATATCTTCTTATCCATCACGGTCGTGATCAGGCACTTTTCAGCGTCCGATCCGTCTGGCAATATTGAATTGGGGTCGAAGTAAACGGTAAATGGGTTGTCGATCGTATCGATGTAGATTTCCTGGTCGAACGAATCTTCGCTGACGTAGCGGGTGTTAATGCGCCAATAGCCCCAGCCCATCCGAACCGCGTAGTCAAATGCCGTGTCGTAGGCGGTGTCAGCGTTTGAATTGACTTCGATATGCCTGGTCATGCCTTCGATCACCTGGGCGATCTTGTAATCTGCCAGGTTATTTACTGGCTGCACTTTGATCCTGGGGCGCTGCATACGCTGCTGGTTTGTCACCTGGCGGATGTAGGCATCGATCTTGTTAATCGTCAGGCACGGGCGGGCTTCCAGGTTGCGCGAGTTCTGTATCTCCACGGGCCATTGGTCGCCAGCTGCAAACTTAATATCTTGCAAAGCTTCGGCGCGGTTCATAGAGTCCGCATCATTGCTCAAATGCCAAAAGTCTATTGCCTTCTGGATGCGTTCGTCTTTAGCTTCGTTTGTTCGTGCCATTGGTGTACCTCTTTAATTAATTATCCCATCCAACCAGCAACCATTGCAACTTGGGCCTTGGCCTTTTTAGGTCCTGGTTCTTTAATCATTAGCGCTATGTATCTGAATGCGTCCGCCCCGTGCGAGTAGTGGTCATGCAGCGGGGTTCTGCTGAACTGGCCCGTTACTGGATCGACTTCATATCGGTAGTGGCGTAAGCAATTAATCCCTTCGGCAGCATTATCGCGGTCGAAGTAGCAGCTGGGGAATATGGTCCTGGCAGCGTTGATCGAATCCAGAATCGGCACACGGGGCAATATCTGCGTCTTAAACCCAGCTGCCCGCACTATGTCATCAATAGACCGACCAGCTGCAGCCAGGGTTTTATTCTCCGCATCATGTGGCAGCCACACCTTTTCGTACACATAGCCAAACGTTTGCATTGTTGCCAGGTAATGGCTAATGGTCTTCTGGCTGTCTTCAATGTAGCGGATTAGCCTAGTTTCCATGCCCACAAACTGCAGAAACCAGATAGCTGTGCTATCGGCCCATCCCAGGTCAAACACGGCATGAACTGGTTTGGTTGCGTCATACGGGACTTTGGTTAACCGTCCGTCTATTTCTGCTTGCTGCAGCTCCTTGGCAAATATTGCCCCATCGACTGATTGGCGGCATAGGCCTTCCCAAACCTGGTTGTATGCTTCCATATCGCGGGCTTTCAATGCGTCCTTTTCCAGCATTAGGGTTTCGGGAAACCAGGGGTTATCGCTCCAATTGATTTTGATCTGAATGCAGTCCGCGGGCGGCTTTAACACAAAGCGCTGATATGTTTCGTCTGTCTCCAGCTCTGGGTTAAAGCTAATCCATATCTCGCTATCCTGTTTACGGATGGTAGGAATTAAAATGTTCCAGGATAAGCGGCTGGTTGTTTGAGCTTCTTCAACCCAGGCTATATCAACGCCTTCATAAGATTTAATATTGGCAATATTGTTTTTAAGTCCCGCAAACGCAAACTCTGTTCCGTTCTTGCCGCGGATGCTGTTTTGGGTTATCTCATAGAACCCTAGCAGCCCAAGTGCTTCGATCTGGTCACATAGCAGCTTGTGGACCGAATCCTTAATTGATGTTTGGAATTCCCTAGCGCATAGGATACGCATCGGTTCTTTAGCGCCTTTGATCAGTAAAGCGCGGGCTATGCCCCAACTTTTTGCACCCCCTCTGCCACCGTAAGCGACTTTATAACGGCTTTTCTCAAACAAGCCCTTGAGCTTAATTGGGAATTCCGCTTTTGCTAGCGCCTGGCTAACTATGTCATTCATTTGGCTTTACAAATGTGACCTGGATGCCTGTTAACTCTTTACCATCTGCGCCCGTCATTTCATTGCGTACAGTTTCGGACCAACGCATCTGGCTTTTTGTCCACCAAATTAGACTGGTTGTGTCACCCCCTACCGCCTTGGAAAATAGCGTCTTGGCTATTTGCCCGTTGGCCTTTGCCTTGCCCATGTCCAGCTCAGCGCGGTAATGCTTGCGTAGGGTTTTATCGTCTATGCCCACCAATATGGCTATTTGTTCATGGGGCAAGCCTAACCCGCTGGTGCTTTCGACCATTTTGCGGGATTCATCGGTAGGAATATGCTCGTAATTCATTTATAGAGGGGAATTTAAGCAGTTTCGGTTACTTCTGTCAACAATACGGCTTTCTTGCCTGTAAAGTCTTCCCACCGCTTTACTATTACATCGCAATACTTTGGGTCTAGTTCCATTAGCCTAGCGTGGCGGTTTATTTTCTCGCAAGCAATCAATGTGCTACCTGACCCACCAAATAAATCCAAAACTATATCGCCACCTTTACTGCTGTTTTCCATAGCCCTAACTGGCAGTTCAACGGGTTTTTGTGTTGGGTGAAACTCATTTTTAGAATGACGCTTTACATCCCATACAGTTACTTCATTGTTTGGGCCATTCCAAAATGGGGCTTTTCCCTTTTTAAACGCATAAATACATGGTTCATGTTTGGTTTTGTATTGCGCCCCAATAGCACCAAATTGGGCTAAGTTTTTATTCCAAATAATCCATGTTCTTACTTGAAAGTTGCACTCATCCAATGCAATAAGCACATCTTTGGCAAATCTATCTGCAAACCAAAGATATAAAGCCGCACCATCTTTTGATGCCATATATGCTATTGGCAATGCGCCAGCATACATATGAGTCTTATCGTCATTTTCTAATTTTGTGCGTCTTTTGTCGGTTGCATGACCGCCATCGTAATCAACTCCATAAGGCGGGTCTGTGAACACCATGTCGGCTTTTTGCCCATCCATCAATTTATCCACAACGTCAATGCTGGTGCTATCCCCACACATTAGCCGATGGTTGCCCAACTGGTAAATGTCACCCAGTTTAGTTTCTGGCTCTTCTGGTATTGCTGGAACTGCATCTTCATCTGTTAGCCCTTCCACTACCTCTGGCTCTAGCAAAGCGGCTATCTCTTTTGGGTCAAAGCCTAGTATGTCCAAGGCAAAGCCGTCTGCCAGTAAGTCGTTTAACTCTATGGTCAGCATCTCGTTGTCCCACCCAGCATTTAACGCCAAGCGGTTGTCGGCAATGATGTATGCCTTCTTTTGGGTTTCGGTCAGGTCTTTTAATTCAATCGTGGGAACTTCTTTGTGGCCTAGCTTGCGGGCGGCTAAAAGTCTGCCATGCCCCGCAATGATGCCGTTGTCCCCGTCTATCAGTATTGGGTTAGTCCAGCCAAATTCCTTAATGCTTGCCGCTATCTGTGCCACTTGTTCGTCAGAGTGGGTGCGGCTGTTTTTTACATAAGGAATTAGTTCTGTGACCTTCTTTTGAGTAATTTTCACTTTTTGGCTGTCTTAGCAGATTGTTTGAATGCTGCAGCTGTGGGTGCGCCTTTAGTGCCAGGCGAACGCATACGTTCTACGGGCTTGCCTTCGGCCTTTTCGTTGGCTATGCGTTGCTGCTTTTTGTGGATGTTGGCATAGAGTCCAGGCTTCATTAGCAGTTCCAGTTCTTTAGTGATGCCTTGGCCCGTTCTGCTGGGCCTTTGGCGTTTTTGACTACACCTTCCATCCTGGCGCAAAAGCTGGCTTTGCGGCCTTCGTCTTTTTTGGTTTTCGGATTAGGTGCTGGCGGCTTTAAGTGGCTGCCGTTCTTGGCGTTGTATTCTGCACGGCCTTTAGCGGTCATGCCCGCGCCCTTGTCCGTTGGGTTGTAGGTCTTACCCTTTCCCGTGGTCTTGTGAGCTATGGGTTTGTCGTGCTTAGTCATTTCTTTTTAGCTGGCTTCTTGGCAGCTTCCCGCTTTACAGAATAAGCAATAGCCACCGCTTGTTTGGGCGGCTTGCCAGCTTCTATCTCTTTTTTGATATTAGCCTTCAACGCTTTGGGTGTCATTGATCGGATCAGCGGCATTGCTTTGCTCCAGTTGGGTTAACCAATATTGACAGTCCTGGATCGCCCCGCCGATCGCCTGGAGGTTTTGTTCCATTTGACGGGCCTGGGCAGTCAGGAGTTCAATCCTAGCTTTTAGGGCTGCTTCGTTCACAGTTGTGCAACGTGAATAATGCCAAAATTGATTGTTAGGGCTTCAGACAATGAACCAACACTAGCATTAGAAATTACAACCGTAAAAGAACCAGCTGCTACAGCTGCAATGCTCAATAGATAAGTGCCAGCAGTAGTTGCGCCTGATGCAAGAGCAATTACTGGAATATCTAATGCACTAACTGCGCTGTTTGTGACTATAAAAGCCACTTCTGCACCAGCCGCTAAAGCCGCATTGCTTGTAACAATTTGACCAG